GGGTGCTAATTGTTGAACCCAACTTCATGGTTTTGAAGGATTCCTGAAGATGACTTTGCGCGAAACCATCCTCGCCGCGCTGCACGGCCTACTGCAAACGCTGCCCGCCACCGCACTGCGGGGCGATGTGCTACCCGAACGCTTGCCCGCCACAGGATTGATGATCCTGCGCGATGGCGAGCCTGGAGAGCCTGAGGTGACGCTGTCTCCCCTGCGCTATCACTATCAGCACCGGGCAGAGATTGAGGCGGTCGTGCAGGGCACTAACCGTGACGCCGCCTTCGACACGCTGTGCGCAAGCATCGGAACTGCGCTCGCTACCGACCGGACGTTGGGCGGGCTCTGCGACTGGGTCCAGGCTGAGGCGCCGCGGCCTGTTGACCTGCCCATCGAAGGCGCCTCCAGCCTGAAGGCGGCCATCATTCCGGTGGTGCTCCACTACTCCACGGGAGACCCGCTCAGTTAATCCTTAGCGGGGACATTCTTGCAGCAGAGACTGCCTTCAATCTCGCTGCCGACCTCCACCGTCACGCTTTGACAGACAATGTCTGCCGTCACGCGCGCAGAAGCTGTGATCGCAACATGAACGGCGGCAATTGCCCCGACGAGAACGCCTTCGATTGTCACGTTGCGTGCCCGGACATGACCGTCGATCCTGCCGTTGCGGCCCAGAACAAGGGTATCTGTCGTCACGTTGCCAATCAGACTGCCGTCAAAGGCGACAATCCCGGCACTGTGCAAGTCCCCCCTGATGGTGATGTCTTGCAGAACTGAGCGGCGGCGCTCGCCGAGAGCCCCGCCCGTGGCATTTTGGGAAGCATGGCTTCCATCAAGATCAGCTGTGCGCTTTGCAAACATGGTGGTGGCTTTCGAACATTCTGAGACGAAGAGCTTGGCGATTTTAGGCATGCGTCAAGCCTGAGGGGCAGCATCGCTGCCGACATGTCACATAAAGGAGACGACACCATGGCACGCGCACAAGGCGCGCGGGCGCAGATGGCGCTTGCGTTCGAGACCACTTACGGGACCGCGCCGGCAAGCGGCTTCACCAGGATGCCCTTTGCCAGCACCACGCTGGGCTCCGAGCAGCCGCTGCTGAACAGCGAGCTCCTGGGCTACGGCCGCGATCCGCTGGCCCCGATCAAGGACGCGGTGACGGCGGATGGCGATGTGGTCGTCCCGCTCGACGCCGCTGCCTTCGGGTTCTGGCTGAAGGCGGCCTTCGGGGCACCAGTGACGACCGGCGCTGCAACAGGGCCGTTCACGCATGAGTTCCGCTCGGGCGCTTGGTCGCTGCCCTCGATGTCGATCGAGACCGCCATGCCCGAGGTGCCGCGCTTTGCGATGTATTCCGGCTGCGTGCTCGACAGTATCACCTGGCAGATGCAGCGCTCTGGGTTGCTGACGGCGACGGCCAGTCTGATCGCGCAGGGCGAGAGCATCGCCGGCACTTCCGCCGCTGGTACGCTGGCGGACCTCGGCCTCAAGCGCTTCGGCCATTTCAACGGGGCGATCACCCGGAATGGAAGCCCGCTCGGCAACACCATCTCCGCCGAGATTACCTATGCCAACACCCTCGACCGGGTGGAGACGATCCGCTCGGACGGGCGGATCGAGGGGGCCGATCCCTCCATCGCCGCGCTGACCGGCAAGATCGAGGTGCGGTTTGCCGACCCAGCGCTGGTTAACCAGGCCATCGCTGGCGAGCCCTGCGCGCTCAGCTTTTCCTATGGCCTGCCCTCAGGGGAGAGCTTCAGCTTTGTCGCCCATGCCGTCTATCTGCCGCGCCCGCGCATCGAGATCGCCGGGCCGCAGGGCGTGCAGGCGAGCTTCGAGTGGCAGGCCGCACGCGACACCACGCTGGGGCGGATGTGCACCGCCACGCTCGTCAATGGCATCGAGGAGTACTGATCATGCTTCGCCTGACCCTCGCCCGCGAGGCCCACTGGCTCGATCTGCCGATGGGCGTGCGCCTTCTGGTCGAGCCGCTCAGTACCGCCCTGATGGTTGCGGCCCGCACCGATCCCGAGCTGCGCGCCCTGCCATCTGGCTCGCCCGATGACGCTGTCGCCGTGGCCTTTGCCAAGGCGATCGCGACGCGTGCCATTACCGCTTGGGAGGGCGTCGGTGATGCGACCGGTGCGGCCCTTCCGGTCAGCCCCGAGGGCATTGCCGCCCTTCTCGACCTCTGGCCGATGTTCGAGCGGTTCCAGACCGACTATGTCGCCCGCGGGCTGGAGATCGACGCAGAAAAAAACGTCTCCGCGCCCTTGCCGAGTGGTCCTTCGGCGGGGGCGAGCGCTACTGCGCGGCCTGTGAAGGCAGCTGCGCGGACTGCCCGCAGATCCTGAATGTGCCATTGAGCCATGAGGGCTGGCAGGTCTGGGACCTGGCGGGGCGTTTGGGTGGCCAAATCCGCGCAGTCCCGGGGGTGGTGCTCGGCTGGGACATGAGCGCGGCGTTGGCGATGGCCGCCGCACTTGGCGTTGACCTTCGGGCGGCTGCTGAGCTGCTGCCCGTGATCGAGGCGGTGATGGTGCGCAGGCTCAACGCGCAGATGGACGGAGGTGAGGGAGCGCTCAATCCTTGACCTTCGGGATGAACCTGACGCCGGCAATGCCCTCGAAGTGACTGTCGCAGGTCACAAGACTTGCACCTCTTGCACGGGCTGTTGCCAGAATGATCGCATCTGCACTGGCCAGCCTGTGCTCACGGCACGCCTCTGCCGCTGCGAGCGCGATCTCCGTGTCGAGCGATACGACCTGACAGACCTGCGTGAAGGCGATCACCTGGTCGGCCTTTTCTTCGCCCACCTCGCGGGCGAGCCATTTGGCAAGTTCCAGTTGAACCATCGTCGGCACCAGCCAGTGCTGCTGATCAGGAAGATGTTCCATGACCTTTGCACCGGTGGGCGAGTCGATCAGCCATTCAATCCAGGCGGAGGTGTCGACCAGAACCATCAGGTGCGATCCGCCCGATCCCGAAAGTTTGCCGCCGAAGCGCCGCGTGCGAGCCCCTTGAGCGCCTCACGTTTCGGCACCGGCACCAAAAGCACCCCGGTCCCCTTTGGAATGAACGCGAAGGTCAGCCCGGCTTCCCAGTGATGCGCCGCGCGGATCGCCTTGGGGATTGAGATCTGGAATTTGGAAGAGAGCGTCGCAGTCTCGGACATGATTGTACTCTTCTGTGATCGATACGCAAAACGTAAGACGCCTGCTTGGCGAACGCAAGGATGCTGAGCTATGGCAGAGAAGCGCGTTTCGGTCCGCCTGGTGGCAACCGGTGGCCGTCAAGTTCGGGCCGAGCTTGAAGGCATCGGCGAGGCCGGGGCGCGCGGCTTTGGCCGGCTGTCTTCCGAGATGGACCGGGCCAATGACCGGCTCAGTGGCTTCGCCCGCAAGGCTGGGGTGGCACTAGCCGCGATGACGGTGGCGGCAGCAGCGGCTGGCGTGGCGATGGTGCGCTCGGGGCTCGAGACCATCGGGGCCCAGGCGGACATGGCGGCCTCGTTGAAGACCACGGTCGAAAGCCTGCAGGTGCTGACGGCGGCGGGCGAGATGGCGGGCGTGTCGCTGGGCGAGATCGAGCAGGCCACCAAGAAGCTGACCACGCGGCTCTCTGAAGCAGCCACGGGATCAGGATCGGCGGTGGGGGCGCTCGCGCGGCTGAACCTGACGGCGGAAGCCTTGCAGGCGCTGCCGCTGGATCAGCGTATCCTGGCGATTCAGGATGCCTTGACCACTTTGGTGCCCGAGGCGGAACGCGCCGCTTTGGCCTCTGATCTCTTTGGCGACCGGGCGGCTTTGGCATTCCTGCGCATCGATGCGACCACCTTGCGGGAGGCGGCACAGGATGTGCGCGACTTCGGCGTGGCGGTCAGCACCAGTGATGCGGCCCAGATCGAGCGCACGGGCGATGCCATTGCCCGGCTTGGCCTGATCTGGCTCGGCCTGAGCAACCGGCTGACGGCGGCGGTCGCACCGACTCTGGAGACGGTGGCGAATGCGCTGGCCGACATGGCGCGCGGCACCGGCCCGGTCGGGGGTGCGATCACGGCGCTCTTCGGCCAGTTGGACCGTCTGGCGAGCTATGCCATGACCTTCGCCGCCCTGATGACCGGGCGCTGGGTCGTGAGTCTTGCGGCGGCGGCACTCTCGGTGCGCGCGCTGGCGACCGTCCTGGTAATCTTGCGCGGAGCGTTGATCCGCACCGGGATCGGAGCGCTGGTCGTGGGCGCGGGTGAGCTGGTGTTCCAGTTCGGGCGGCTGGTGCAGGGCGCGGGCGGGTTTGGGGCAGCAATGGCACTGCTTGGCGATCTGGCCCGTGAGGTCTGGAACCGCGTTCAGCTAGGCGCGGTCGCGATGGGTCTGGAGATCCTGGCGAGCTGGGCCGGGATCCGGGCCGCGATCGCCGAGGCCCTGCAGGCATCGCTGGAAGCGGTGGTCACCTTTGGCAATGCCACGCTAAACACCTTCCAGGGCGCGCTCGAGGCGGTGAAAGTGCTCTGGTCAGCGCTGCCCGCCAGCATCGGCGAATTCGCCTATAGCGCGGCCAATGCG